CGTGTTTTTTTTTCCATCTTGCTTTACTTCACTGTTATGTGGGTCTATTCCAACTACCTCACCATCCACAACGGCCTTAACCTTGTGTCTGGTTACTGTATTCAATAATACTGGAAATTGATCTAAACCCTGCACAGCGGATATTTGTTTGTCCATATCCTCAATCTCACTGACATCATATCCAATGACTTTAGACATTGCATCTATGATATCTCCACGTTCTTTTTGTGGCCATGAATTTGAACATTTATATTGTTCCTCATGTGTGGCATTTTTGAAGCGCAAGTTACCTACTAACTCTAACGTCCTCCTGCAGTATGTGCCAATCAGTGGTGTCATAGCATCAGTGGATAAATATCCATGTGCTTTGTTGGCAGCGGCCTGTTCGGCTGTCACTCCTTTGTTGCCTGATAGGTGTATTTTCCCAAGTGTTCTCAATGGATCTTGGAATGTATCATCTGACAGCATAGGGTTAACGAAGTATCTTCCGCAGAATGGAAAAGGTTCACCGTCGGCGACATGGATGGGCTTGCACATTTGTCCCAGATCTTTTGACACACTTGCCAAATTTTCTGAGAATTTGCCTCCATAATTAGGTGTTGCCCCGTCGTCGCCAGCATATATTCCTAACATTGTATATGCCTCCTTCGGTTTATGTCCCATGTTCCGCAGAGCACAATAAGAGTTATAGCCATTCTTTAACGTGTTGTAAGTTGTCAGCGGTGATCCACTACGTGTTCCTGTACCGGCTTCATAAATTTCTCCCTCAGCCGTTGATGCATTCTTCTTAAAGACCTGGTCATGATACCTTTTATATTCAGCTCGATATTCCTCAGATAACCACCGTAAACCACAGGCTAATGTTATGTTCTCTTGCAAGAACTTACTAACAGAGCCATCAAAAGTGTCATAATCGCTAGATATCATTCCAAAACCTAAAGCTTTGGTAGCGATGTCACATATTCTCTTGATTATTTGTTTCGGCGACTTACCTGGTGCATACCAGTTCATTGTTTTCAGATAAGCTGAAAATGGAATGGTATAAGCTGACATATTAATGGTCAATTCCGGTGACATTGTTGTTATGTTACGCGGAGGTTTTGCTGCATTATATGTTTCAGTCTTTATGAATGCTTTCAATTTATTGAACAC